GCTAGAGGTAATAATAATCCTTGAAACTGTTTTTGTATATCGTCAAAAATATCAAGTGCAGTCCTATTGGCCTCAGCACTTTCTTTAAGAGATATATCTTTTTTTCTAAGTAACTCTAAATCATTTTTAGTTAAATCTTTTAAGTCTTTAGGTATATTACCTACGTTTATTTCTATTTTACCATCTTTACCTATTTTAGAAAAAGACTCAACCATAGCTTTATCTTTTTCAGGTATATTAATAGGAGACGCCGAACCAATCATCTTAATCCTTTGCTGTGCAGTTGCCATTTTTTTCAACTCTTCAACACCAAGACCTGTCATATTAGCAATCTCCCTCATTCTATCAGCAGCAAGACCACCCTTTAAATCAAAAGTACCGTTTTCTTTGTTGTATTCTACAAATTCAGCAGTAGCTTTACCTATATCTTTAGCAAAACCTTTAAAGTCAGTTCTTGCTTTATTCATCAACTGCATAGGGTTTGCCATTTGAGCAAACGCACCACCCATAGTAGATAATTTAGCAGACAATTCAATAGCACCTTCAGGTCTAAAAACCTTATCAGCTAAACCAGCTATACCGTCTAAATCCAACTTAAGCCTTAAAGCGTCACTAGTCATCATAGCAAGCCCCTTAACTCCATTTTTAAAATTATACTTATTAGCAAACTTTAAATTCTTCTGCATGGATTCTGCCGCCTTAGCCGCATTAACACCTTGGCTGTTAGCTATATTCATAGTTTCCTCAACCAAGTCTCTACTAGTCTCTACGTTAGCTCCAAAATCATCCATAGCACTAGCCATACCTACAGCAAACTGCTCACCAAGTCCAGTACCTTGAGATAGTTCAGCCATAGCTGAAAGACCTTCTTTGGTTAACATAACAGACCTACCAATCTCCTTACTATAACTTCCTTGCATTTCAGCCAGTTTAGTTATACCAACACCCATAGATTGAGTAGCTAATCCAGCGTCTTGAAGATTATTAGACATATCTTTGAATGCAGGTCCAGCAACACCCATACTACGAGCGGTGTTTCGGATTGCCTTATCCATATCAAAGATACCATACTTTTTAAGGTTGTCCCAACCCCATGCTTTAGTAAAATTAACTGCAGATTTACCAAGAGATTTAAGCTTATTACTCTCCTTAACCATCTGCCTCATGTTAGCCAACCCTTTCTCTTGTTGTTCTAATTCATGTTCACCTAAAGCTATTTTTTCACCTTTTTCTATTTTTATTTTTTGAATAGCTACTAATTCTTTTTTAAGAATTTCTAGTCTCTTCTTATCAGTTTTAGCACCTTTCTTCTTTTCCTCTTCAATTTCTTTTAACTTAACTTTTTCGTCATTTAAAGCTTTTTTCTCTAGTTCTTTTAACTCGTTAATACGTTGTTGAGTATTGTTAATATCTTGCTTAACAGCTAAGATATCTTTTTGCATATCAATTTGAGCCGCAAGACTTGCTTCTAGTTTTTTAGCTCCAGCATTAATTTGCTTTTGCTTACTAATCATTTCGTCAAAGTTCTTTTTAAAATCGTCTGATGCCATAACTTATTTTTTCTTAGATTTATTCTTTATAATTTTTATTTTATCTTTAGCTATTTCATTTCCTTTATTATAGTTTTCACTATCATAGAACGCGATTCTAACCTCAACAACATCGTCACTACCAGAAGATTTATCCTCATACAATCTAAGTCTATAGTAAATACCATCTAACTCTTTACATAAAATACTTATGTATTTAGCACCAGGTTTATATCTACCTACCTTACCCTCAAATTCATCACCTTTATTTTTAACTGCAGATATAAACTTTTTCAACTTATCTAACTCCTCATCGGTCCTAGTCCCTATTTCTTCAGCTTTACCTTCAAACTTAAATACAATTTCATCTCCTTCAGATAAATTAGGAAATTTACCACCTTCACGATTATCAGCCCCCCATTTTGAAAAGATTTCTTGACTAGGTATTATACCTTTCTTTCTAAATATAGACGAACTAACAAACTCCATAAATTTCACTGGTCTTTTTTGAATCATATCTTTTAATATATCATCATCTTCAACTGCTTTTTTTATTTCAGCTTTAGTCAAACCAACCTCCTCATCATCTTCTTCAACCTCTTTATAATCTTTATCCTTGTCATAAGGTCCAACAACTACAAACTGCATTATATTAGCAATAGCATCATCTTCCTTAGCTCTAACACCACCTTCATTCTCACCTTTAAAAGTTTCTATATCAAGAGTAAACATTTTAAACACAGCTTTACTTTCTTCGTCTATAGTTATACTTTTTTTATCTATAATAAAAGTTGAATCTTTACCCACTAAATGTTTGTATATATTACCAGACTCACCCTCAACACTTAATACTTCAAAATCAACCGTTTTACCACCTCTTGCGGTTACATGTATTATTACATTACCGTCTTTTATATTATTAGCTATTTTACCCTCTTTATTTTTTTTACTATTTTCTTTATAATCACCAATAGTTATATTATATTTATAATTAGGTTTAATTTGATTAAGTGTGCTAATCACCGAAGTCATAGAATCAACCTTTCCCTCAGGCTTAGACTCACCTTCAGAATCATCTTTAGATTTATCGTCAACTACTGATAATTTTTTCTTAGCGTTATCAGATAAATTACAATCTTGCTCTCCATCCACATATACATCAACGTTAGTTATATTATTAAATGTAGAACTTCTCCATAATTTAGAATTACCAAGAGTGTCTATTAAGTTTTTTTTACTTACCTTACCGTCAGACACTTCTATATCAATAGCTTTGTCTTGCGCTATTTTATATTTTAAACTATCACCAGAATATCCACTCTTATTAATATAAAAATAAGCGTTTTTATAAACACCGTTATTACAATTAATCATTATTATCTCATTTGAATTAATATACATAACTCTAAAATGTAAAGTACTATGCCTACTATCATCCATATCTATTTTAATGATATCGAACTTTTTTATTTTACTAAAGTTATTACTTAAATCAGATTCATTTAAAAGTCTATTATACTGAGACTCCGTAACAACCATTTTTCTTTTCTTGTTATTAAATATTCTATTATATTGAGATTCGCTTAATACTAATTTCATCTTAAACCTTTTATTATAAATATCAGATATAATGAAAAATACCTAACTAAATTAATAGTTAGGTATTTATTACATTTTAACACATATATTTTATTATTTTATATATACTGGTACAATTGCAAATTCTGATATTTCATCTATACTATTACAAAATACTATAGCCTCTTCTTCAGTTTCAAAAGTACCGTCACCTTCGTCATAAATAGGGTTATAAAACACTGACATATTATTAGTATATAACCCATTACTCTGAATAATTAAAACTTTATATTTTTTCATATATTATAAATATAAAAATTACCCATTTAAATCTAAATTACCATCTTTAAATTTAGACTTTAATTGCTGCCCACCAACCTTAGTTGTTCTAGAACCCTTAGCATTTTTATTATTAACACTCTCCATTCGCTCTTCAACAGCTTCGTGTTCTTTTCGCTTATCATCTATTAACTTAAGTAAGAAAAACCTTCTTTCACAAGTAGGGGCAGATAATACATCTTGATAAGTCATACCAACATGTTTAATACAAGCGAAAATCTCTTCCCATAAATTCTCCTTGAAACTAGCGGTTAGGCCAAAAAAACCTTTGTGTAAAGGGAAGAAACGTGTCAATGGACCCACCTCCAGGAGTCCTAACACTTATTTGTAGGTCAATATCACATGTTATTGTAGAAATGAAATCTCTTAATTTCTGAGCATCTAAAATACGCATACTATTTGCAAAATTCTTAATAAACAATCTATCCTTATTCCCATCAACATCGACAATTTGTCTTTCTAATATTAATGTTTGCTCTTCACTAATAACACCATCTGGTGTATTACTTATAATTTCTTCTAATTCGTCAATATCCCCAGTTGTTAATAATTTAAACTTAACTATATTCTTAGCTAACGGTAATTCAAAATGATAAAAACCATCATCAGAAGGGTCAACCGTTAATTCAATAGTTTTTAAACTTGAAAGGTTAAACTCATGCTCAAACTCATCACCGTTTTCGTCAGTCATAGTCACTGGATACATTTCACCGTAACCAGTTGCTCTAAGCCAAATCATAATCGCATTTCTGTCTCCAGGTATTAAATCCTTATATCTTAATCCAGGTTCAAGTAATTTTCTATTAATTAATATTTCCAAAAAATCACCACTCTCAACCAAGTTAGGTGATGTTAAAATATTCTCATCAGCAGTAGTTAAATAAGCAACCTTAACACTCTTTTTATTACCTGGATAAAACTTACCCTTAGAAGGTAATGGTATAACATCATAAGGTTGATTGATTTGAGGTTGACTAATAGACTCAATATAAGGGTCTTTTCTTTTACCACTAGAACTACCAGAATTATCATAACCTCCATAAGTAGGAGGCACAACAGGTGGTACAACAGGTGGTTCTACTTTATTAGCAGCTTGAACTGACTCTTTAGTCTGAGACATCAACTCCTCTCTTCTGGAATACAACTCTTCAGAAGCCTTAGCATTCTTAGCTAATTGCTCGTCTCTAAGTTTCATTTGTTCAGCTGTTCTTTTTCTCATCTCCTCAACAGCCTTAACTTCAGCCTCAGAAACACTGAAATCCTGAATATTAGCTTCTTGACTTACCTGTTCAGAAGGTTTAGAAGTGTTTTCGTTTGCTGATGAAATTTGTTCAGCGCTCGGAAAAACATTAGGTTTTTTATCACTCATACTTAAAACTTTTTTTATGTTTATTATTTAGTAATGTAACATATAAATATCATAAGTAAAGTTTTTAAATAAAAAAAGACCAAGTTAATGGTCTTTAATTTAAAATATTATAATAGTTAATATTATATTATGTTTTTAATTATTTATTAACTTCTGAAGTTCTTTAGGGTGTTGTGCAAGTAATATCATAATTTCTGGATACTTAGTAACAATATCGGATATTTTATTACCCATATCTTTAATCAACTCTTCATTATTAATTATAAAATCGTACAACTCATCACTAGTACCATTATAGCTAGGGTCGTGAACTAATTTAGTAGCCACAACATTTGCCATACCCCTATAATCATCATTTTCATTTAAATTATTTTCATTTATAGGTTTATCATTAATTTCTTCATATGGATGCGATTCTAAGTCTAACCAATCTTTAGAAGAACCTAAAACTTCATCTAATGTTTTCTTAAATGTTTTGTAATTGTGTGAACCATACTGTTCCTTTAATATCTCACCAACAGCAAGCGCAAAATTTTCAACATCTAAATCTTCATCAATTTTTAAAATTGAGTTCTTTATTTCTTGAGCGACTTCTTTATAGTTTGTAGATTCAGTAATCAATTCAATTCCAGATAATCTTCTAAATTCGTTTAACATTTTCTTATCCATAATACAGGGTGTTTATTTTAATGTCTTTAATAATTTTTTAATTTGTTCTTTTAATGTTTTCACTATTTTAAAGCTAGGTCCTTTTTTATTTATAGGTACTTTAATTGTTTTAGGTGACTTATTACTACCCTTAACATTTATAGTGTACTTTCTTCTATCTTTAAACGTAATTTCGTTAAAATTATTATCAAATTTTTTTATTTCTATACTCAACTTAGGACCATCTGGAGATATTATTCTATGTATTTGAATATCACCTAAATACTCCCCTTGAATAATGTTATTTAATTTAGCTTCGTTTCGTTTTTGTTTACCAGCTGAAACCCAATCATTTCTAATACCAATAACTTCACAATTACCACCAACAGTAGAACTAAGTAAATCATCGTTATATTGACCTCCAGACTCACCACACTCACACTTTCTCCATTTAGTGTGTATAAGTCTTACAACATCAAGACAACTTTTACATAAAATTAACTTCATAATATAGTTTTACATATAAATATTAAAATAAATACAAAAAAACCACTTAGTTGTAGCGATACTACTAAGTGGCTAGATAGCCGTAGCTATAACGGTCCTAATCCGTATATTTTAATTTATTAATTATTACTTACTTTTTATATTTAAATTAGTTTGTAATTATCATTACCAAATCCAAAGTCAAAATACTCATTAAGTTTAGCTTCATATAATGACTCACTAACTTCTTCAGAACTTTTATTTGTAAAAATATTAATCATATTTTTAATATACTCTTTAATATTACCTAAGACACTTGCCATATCCATAGCACCCCCAAGAATCTTTACAAGAACTTTTAACGCATATATAAACAGGGCTAATTGAATAAAGAAAAAGCTACCAAGTTCATTATTCCAGAAATCCCATCCAACATCCATTCCGAATATGACATCCCACACTCCTTTTACTAGTGATACAACAGCCGCCGCACCTAAAGTAGTAGCTAAAGCTTGCCTTTTACCTTTATCTTTAAGTGTGTCTATACTAGCGTCCTTAAGTCCATTAGCAACTTTTTTAGTTCTCTCAAGGGCATCTTTTACCTTTTTTTGATTCTCTTCGTCATTCCATTGGTCTTTAGCAAAACCTAATGCATCAGATATAGCTTCTTTACTTTTTTCTAATGCATCGTCACTTTTATCTTTAACCTTAGGTATATATTTCGAAAACGTATCTCTTGCGACCTTAATTGCCTTTTTAACAACATCTTTTAAACCTTCGTCTAAATTATCCAATTCTTCGTTTAATATGTTATTACATCTTTGTTCAAATAACATATTAGCTTTAAGCATAGCAACTGTTTTATCATGTCTTCTCATAATTATTTATTTATAAATTTCTTAATTATTACTTAGAATAATAATATTGCTCTATCAAACCTCAAATCAGCCGTAATATCAGCAATACCATCATCATCAAAAGATAAATCACCAAAATTAACATTAGTAAGCATAGTTTGTTGTAATAACCATTTTTCAATTACTACACCAGTTGGGTCAAGCATTTCTAATTCAACATCTTTCTTATAACCAGCAGCATAACCTTGTCTACCTGTAATAGATTCAGACTGCAATCTAACCCATTCCATTATAGCTTGAGAAGCAGAAGGACCTATAGGGTCTCTAAACGTAACAGAAATTGACTCCCAGTTAAACCTACCAACTACCCAAGTTGAAGTGTTTAAAAAGGGTATTTCAACTTCATTTTGTGTAATAGAAGGTCTTGAAGCAGATGCTAACCACCACTCTTGTATACCTAAATCAGCTGGAAATCTCAAGAGCCATCTATTCTTTTTCTTTGGCTCGTAAGTACCAGGCATTTTCATTAATAAATCAGCCATAACTTAATTTTTTTTTAATACTTATTATATCTTCATTAAAAGACTTTGCTTTATTAATAAATATCTAGTTTTTAGAAAAAAAATAAAAAAACATTCTAATATTTGTTTTATAGGGTTTTTTTTTATATATTACAGCTATGAGAAACTTATTAATAATTATATTAGGTGTAATTACAGTATCAATAACCGCACAAACAGACATGGATAGCTTAATCTTTAATGAAATAAATAATCTTAGGTCTAATCCTAAATCTTATATACCACTTATAGAGTCTTATATAACTACCCAAGAAAAAATGAAAGATTTAATTAGAAAAGGTAAATTTAAAACTACCAGCACATCTGGCATTATGACAAGAGATAATAAAATGAAAAACCCTAAAACAATCAGTGGCATCCCATGTGTTAATAGAAATATAGTAGCAGCAAAAGAACTTATATTAGAATTAAAAAAATTAAAAAAACTTAATTCATTAATATTTAACGAGTCTATGGATAGTGTAACTGACAAACATGGTAAATATCTAGATAGTACAAACACTAGAGGTCATTACGGACCTAATAAAGAAACACTTAGTGATAGATTTAATAATTTTACCTTAAAAAAAATATCAGAAAACGTATGTAGCGTAGGTTCGTTTGTCTATAAACGACAAAATGTTAAACCTATAATTGTAAACTTACTAGTAGATGCTGGAATAGACAATAGAAGTCATAGAAAAAACATACTAGACCCTAAAGTAAAATTCATAAGTATATACATGAGTAAAAAAACTTGTGTACAAAATTTTGCTTTTTAATCAAAGCCTGGACAAGGTATCCCCTTACCTTTTAGAAAGTTGAATTTACAAGAATTTTTACCAAACTTAATATTAGACTTATATTTTTTACCCCCACCTTTCTGAGAACCTGTTTTTTCAGTCTTTTTAACTAAAACAAAATACACCTTTTCAGTAATTTCACCTACTGTAGAATCAGAAGGTAATCCAACCACATCGTAACTAACATCTATAACAACTCTAACGTACCTTGCAGAAGGGTCTTGAGGTGTTTCTGCGTTATCTTCACCCTTACCTTGCTCCCACTTAATATCTTGCTTTACAACGGAGCTATCAACACCTAAACTGATTATATAATCTTTAACCTTATTATTTCTAAGTGTTGACAAACCTTCATTACCACCCTTACCAATAGCGTCAACCAATTTAGGTTCTAATTCTGGAGATATACGTTGTTTATCAGTAGAAGATTCTATAACTATTGAATTTATAGTACCACCATTTAATTCTATAACCTTAAGAATATCACTTAACTCAGAAACGGTTTGATTATTTAATTCAAATTTACCTTCATCAAACAAATTACCAGAAAGGTCAACATTTAAAGTAGTGTCTAGTTTTGTTCCAGACGGTAATTCACTAATCAGCGTATCTCTTGTTATATTAACACTCTCAATAGCATAACCTTGCTTTATCTTACCCTTTGCGGTACTAATATATCTAGTTTTAAAAGTTTTAATATCATCACTATCGACATCTAATAATTCTTTTAAATTATCTTTATTTAATTCTATATCTGCTTTATCAAAATACTTAACAAGTTCTTTATCTCCAGATTGTAATCTATCTTGAACCAACTCAGCAGCTTTTATATGGTCAGAACTAACACTTCCCTTTTGAGCTTTAATACCTGATATACTACCAAGTGTCATTAAACCAATTAACATCCACTCCTTAACCCCTTCTTCTAGAACTTCAGAATCTTTATTTTCATTTATATGATTTACAATTAAACTTAATTGATGTTCTGTTATTTTTATTTTTTTAGTCATTATATTAGGTTATATATATAAATATATTATTAAAACAAAAAAGCCCCATATAGGGGCTTTTTTATATTATGTGTTATTTATTAAATGTCATCAAAACTAGCACCAGTAGGCATAATATTGAATTCTAATGAAATAAACTCTAACGCTCTAGTAGGTTTTAAATAAATCTTACCAACCAATTCATTTCTATCAATTGATTCTGGGTCATCATCTAATACTACTCTAAAGTCAGTAAGACCTCTCTCACTTCTAATGTTATCCAAAATTGGGTTAACAAGAGATAAGAATTGATTTCTTACAACATCATCGTTTTGTTCAAATAAAAGTCTAATAGATACAGCAGAAATAAGTTTTCTAGCCTGTAACAATAGTCTTCTAACATTAATTCTATTAAGTGCAGAATCTTTAATTTGCATAGTTTTGTTACCCCAAATCTTAACACCTTCTGAAGCGAAAGTAGCTATTGGATTAATTCTACCGTCATAAAGAACATCTCTATCAGTTTGAGTTAACTTAACTCTAGCTTTAATAGCGTCAACATCACCTCTTTGTACACCAGCAACCGCAAACCAAGGGAATGCAATATTATCAGTTAAAGCAATGTTTCTTACAACATCTCTAGTAGATGGCATGTAAACATATACGTTATTTTCAGCGTCATTAACTTGAATCCAAGGCCAATATGTTGCAGTATAGTTACTATCAAACTCATTACTTAATGTATCAACAACATCTTCAGGTAATAAAACATCACCAGAAGCATCAGTATCAGGTGTTGTTGCTATATAAAGCGAATCTGCCCTATCTTGCTCCACCATCTCTATAGTTTCTTCAATTAAGTTAGTGTTATCAAAAGTATCAATACCTGGAGTAGTTAATACATTAATATTTATAGCTTCTGGATTTTTCATAGTCCATATAGCCTCTAAGTATGCATAGTAATCAGAATTAGTACCCTGGTCACCGTTACTAACAGCCTTAGCTGAAAACGTACCACTTGTAACACCCGCGTCAGATTTAACACCACCACGCTGATAACCATCTGTATTAGTTCTTCTAGTTCTGTACTTATCCCATCCATCAAAACCACCATAAGGTGCAAATGTGAATTTTCTAGCATAAACTTTTTCATAATCAGTACCAGCAACACCAGCTTCAGTTCTAAATTTAGCATTACCAGTTTCAAAACTAAACACTGGACTGTAAGTATTACCAGAAGCATCAATAACTATCTCTACATTATCAATCGTAGCGCCAGTTACATCAACGTCCATATGGAATCCTTTAGTCATACCAGTCCAAATATTTTGAGTAGTAGAATCAGGCTTACCTTTATAGTCAAAGAAGTCTTGGTCAATACCTTTGGTATTTGAAAGACCTAAATAACTCTTTCTTTTATTTTCAAAAGCTGTATAACTTTTCTTATATTCAATATTTGGCGTTTGAACACTAGGGTTAGAAGACTCAGTATAATCTCTTACAGGAAATCCAACAAATCCAGCTGGAAACGCATCTGAAGTATCAGACTCTTCTTCTAATTCAACTAAAACATAATTAGACCTAGAAACAAACTCACCATCAAGTGTACCAATCCTTTTACTAATAAAATTACCAGAAGCTGGATTCATACTACACCTAGTAAATCTTTCTAAAACTACTGGCTTAGCGTCAGTGTCATAATAAGCTCTAATCTCAACATCAAATTCTTTATCATCAGGTTTAATATTCTTAATAGAAATCTTAAACTGATTATTTGCAGCATCACCATCTGATATTGTCCATAATCTAAAAAGTCTTAAAAGATTTGTACCTCTAAGTTCTGAAACAACCCAAGGAGTAACAGCTGGCTGATATTGCACTTTATAATCATCAAATTTATCAGTATATGTAATTAATGAACCAACATTTATACCTCTAATTTTACCATCGGTAATACCGTCAGTAAGCATATTATCAAATAATTCTTCAACGAATAACTCTGTAGTACCATCTTGAGTACCTTTACCTAATACTCTAGTAATATAATTCTTTTTAGTTTTATCAAAAGATAATGAGTAATCAAAACTCTTATTAGCTGAAGTAGTACCAGTAATTCCAAAATTACCTTTAGGGTCTGTAGCGGCAGATATAGCTGAAGAATTAAAGTTTACATCTGTAGAACCTGTAACATTAAAAATTAATTGCTGAGCACCATTAAACTTACCTCTACTTCTTAATAAGGTCACTAACTTGTCTTCTATAGTAGAATAACCAGTACCAGAATAATGAATAGTACTACCACTAGCTACACCAACTGTATGACCAGAAGCGTTAGTTCCTTTTGTAGTGTATACAATATTAATAGAAGCTCCCGAAAAAATAGCTCCTGTTTTTTGATATACTGTACCAAGACTATTAACTGTAGTTGAAGTAACAGCAGTACCTAAGAAATTCAACTGACTAGTTAAAAGACCACCATTATATAATGACTGAACCAAAGGGTCAGTCGAAACTACATTAATTATAGTATCATTTGTATTAGCAGTAAACTGAATTAAGTTAGCACTAGATGAAGACGCAACAGTAACACCTACCGTACTAGCATCTAACGCAGCATCTAAAGTTATACCCCAAGCCTGACCAGCATCATAACCAGAAAACCCTAAAGCTCTAGTTACATATAATTGATTTGACTGACTAAGGTAAGATTTAGCTATATAAGGTAATTCATACTTAAGAGAGTTATTTTCTTTAATTTTTGTAGCATTTAACCCACCAAAAAAAGATTTAAATTCATCGTAATTACTTACGAATATAGGTTGAAACGCTGGACCTTTAGTAGTTTCACCAACTAGTCCAAGAGTAGTAACACCAACCTGACGTGTTACAAACGATAAGTCATTTTCTGAAGTGTAAACACCAGGACTCACAAATACTTTATCTGCCATTATTTTTTGTTTTTAAATTTTATATTATTATTACTTGTTATTTATAAATATATAGTAAATCTCGAAAAGAAATTTTTATGCCCTGATAAGGGCATAATTAGTATGACTTTTTTCATACTTTTATCATATTTATATAAAAAGACATAATGAAACGCACTAAAAACATTAAAATAACACCATCAGCACATGAAATATTAAAAAAATACTGTCAAGATAATGGTTTAAAAATGTTCCCTTTTGTAGAAAAACTAATAAAAGATAACTGTAAAAAACCTAAAGACATATACGGTGACGATTAAATGTCTACATAGCTAAAAAGAAATTACCCGTAGTCGAACCGCCACCACCACCACCACCAGACTTCACTTTAATTTCAAGTGTTTGATTTGATAAAGTATTCCAACTAGCAGCTCCTGTCGCAATACAAACTACTGAACCTGCCGATAATGCATTTGTGGAAGTACCAACA